AACCGGCTGAAGCGTCGGTTCAAGGTCGGAGGAGGCTTGCTGTGAGAGTCATCGAGGCGCGAAATGTTCATCAAGCATTGCCGAAGGGTATCGAACTGTTGAAGCGGGAAGGCATCCGCGTGTCGAGTCGGAACGGCGACGTGCTGAAGATGCGTGGTCCGGTCACGACGGTGTATGAGCGACCGCGCGAACGGCTGGTGTTCTGGAAGGAGCGCGACGTCAACACCGCTTTTCTCGTCGCGGAGGCGTTGTGGATGCTCGCCGGTCGGAACGATCTCCGACTCATGACGCAGTACATCAAGGATTTCGGACGCTACAGCGACGATGGCTCGACGCTCGGCGGCGCGTACGGGCATCGGTGGCGACGGCATTTCAACTTCGACCAGCTGCATACCGCGGCCGCGCGTCTCATGAATATTCCTGACGATCGACGGACGGTGGTAGCGATGTGGGACGCGGAAACGGATCTGATCTACCCTGCGCAGTCGGCGAAAGACTTGCCATGCAACGACGTGCTGACGTTGCAGCGCGACGAGAACGGCCGGTTGGACATGACGGTGTTCTGCCGGAGCAACGACATCATCTGGGGTGCGTACTTCGCGAATGCGTTTCACTTCTCGATCCTGCAGGAGTACATGGCATCGTGGATCGGGTGCGATGTCGGCGTCTATGAGCAGGTGAGCGTCAACTATCACGCGTACGTCGATGTCCTGGCGGCGCACGAGAAGATCGCGGAGCGAGCGCTTGACCGCGTTCACTCAGTACCGGAACGCATCGACGATCCATACGAGCGCGGCGATGTCACTGTTGCGCCGATGGCGAACGGGACAGGCGATGGGGCGATCTTCGACTTCGATAACATCGCGCGTAGCATCCTCGCTGCCGCCGAAGAAGGAACAGGCTGGTTCCCGCTTGTCCACGGACTGCCGAGAGATAAGTCGTGGCCATTCGTTGAGAATGCGTCGAGAGTCTTGCTCGCGCATCACGCCTACAAGCGTGGCGATCGAGAACTCGCTGCATCAACTCTCGAACTCGGCGACAGCAAGAACGATCTGATCGTATCGATGAAGGCGTGGCTGGATCGGCGCGCATCGAAGGCGGCGACGTCATGAGCCGAGAGCTTTGTCCGTACTGTAGGCATTCGGTCCACTCGGCGTGGCTATGCGATGCTGTCGTCCCGCCTCATGGCGGCCGTTGCGAATGCGCCGCTGAAGGTTTGCCTACAGTTCAACATACGGAAGATTCGAAGAACGAGACCGTCAATCACCCGTCGCATTACGGCGGAGATACGGTCTACGAGCACATCAAGGTCGCGAATGCGTGGGGGCTGAACTACGAACTCGGCAACGCGACGAAGTACATCGCGCGTGCAGGCAAGAAGAACGAAGCGACGCGCATCGAGGATCTGAAGAAGGCGCGGTGGTATCTCGACTACGAGATCCAGAAGTTGGAGCGTGAATGATGGCGACGCACATCGCAGTCGATCCTGGGAAGAGCGGAGCCATCGTCGCGATCCGGCATTCCGGAGAGATCGTCTCGGTCGATAAGATGCCGCAGACGGAGAGTGGCGTCAGGGATCTCTTCGAGACGATCGTGAGGCTTTCGTCGCCGAGATCCTGCTACATCGAGTGGGTTCACTCGATGCCGAAGCAGGGCGTGGCGTCCAGCTTCAAGTTCGGCAAGGGATACGGCGGCGTGCGGATGGCGGCGATCTGCAATCATCTGAGGATCGTTGACGTCACTCCGCGTCGGTGGCAGAAAGCGTTGAACTGTCTGACGGGCGGAGACAAGAACATCACGAAGGATCTGGCGCAGAAGATGTTCCCGCGTATCAAGGTGACCCACGCGCTGGCGGACGCGCTCTTGCTCGCAGAGTACGCGCGGCGCTGCGAGATTGAGATGAGTATCTTGTGAGCCGGATCGATACTCGATTGGCGCCGCACTCGCTCGAAGCGGAGCGCGCGTTGCTCGGGGTGGTGCTCGTTCGCGCGTCGGCGTGGTCGGAGATTGCGTCGCTGGTTTCCGGTGACGAGTTCTACCGCGACGCGCACCGTCGCATCTTTGCGGCGATGAGCGAGTTGTCGAGCGAGAGCGTGGCGATTGACTTGGTGACGCTCAACGATCGGCTACGTCGGACAGGCGACCTAGAGACCTGCGGCGGTCCGGCATACGTGGCGAGCTTGATCGATGGCATTCCGAAATCGGCGAACGTCTCATACTACGCGGACATCGTTCGTGAGAAGAGTCAGCTGCGTCGGTTGATCGAAGTCAACAACGAGACTATGGCGATGGCGTTCGAAGAGTCGATGCCGACGGATCGACTGGTCGATCGGTTAGGGTTCCGACTCTCGGAAGTCGTCAGAGCCGGTCCAGTCGGACTCGTATCATCCAAGGAGGCGTTGGAGAATTATGGAGCGTCGCTGGTCTCAGGTGAACTGGCTCAGCCGATCAAGACGTCGTATGCTGATTTGGATTCGCTGGTGGGCGGGTTTCGACCGGGAGAAGTCACGATGGTCGCAGCCAGACCGTCTGTCGGAAAGACGAGCTTCTTGCTGGGATCGATGGAGGCGATGGCGGCGCGCGGAGAATCCGGCCTGCTCTTCTCGCTGGAGATGAGCGCGCGAGCGCTGGCTGCTAGGCAGCTGTCGTGGCGCTCCGGCGTCTCGGTCGTGGATGTTGATCGCGGAACGGCATCGGAGGATGACTACGGGCGGATCGGGCAAGCGCTCTTGGATGTCCCGTCAGTACCGTTACTGTTCCAGACGACGGCGAAGACGATGTCGGCAATCCGCGCGTGGAGTCAGCGCGTCAAGGATGAGCGCGAACTTCACGTCATCGGGATTGACTACATCCAGATCGTCGCGACGGAGAAGGAGTACAGCGAATCGCGGTCGCGCATCGCGGCGGTCTCGATGGCGTTGAAATCGTTGGCGCGGGATCTCGACGTCTGCGTTGTCGCTCTGTCGCAGCTGAGCCGCGCGCCAGAGGGACGGTCGGACAAGCGACCGCACATGTCGGACATGAGCGGCAGCGGATCGTTGGAGCAGGACGCGGACCTATTGATCCTGCTTCATCGGCAGGCGATGCACGATCCGAAACCAGAGAACGAGTTCGTGGCGGAAGCGATCGTGGCGAAGAACAAGTCAGGTCCGACCGGCGTGGTCAAGCTGAGTTTCGTTCCGCGTCTCGCGCGGTTCGGGAATCTCGATTACCGAGAGGCATGAGATGGCGCGAAGCATTTGCGGAACATCAGCGCTCGTGGTGGTCAGCCCGCGTCGTCGCGGGAAGTACGATGATCTCTTGGATGGGCGGTTGTGGGAGGTATCGCTGGGAGACTTTCCGTGGTTCGATGAATTGCGGAAGGCGCGACGCGCGGTGACATCGAGAGGGCGCGTGCGTCGGATCTTTGTGAATGTTCAGATGCTGGAAGGCGGATCGCTGGCGATTCAAGCAGCGTCCGTGGATGGCGGATCGCGTCCCGTCGAGCAGCAACAAGCGCTGCCGTTCGAGGCGCTGACGGTCCGAACAACGGAAGCCAAACGAGGAGAGCGTCATGGGAAGCGTGAACAAGGCAATGCTCGTCGGAAATCTCGGACGAGACGCAGAGATGCGGTACACCAAGGGCGGAACGGCCGTCACCACGGTCAGTCTCGCGACAACGGAAAAGTACACGGACCGCGACGGCAACAAGAAGTCGGACACCCAGTGGCATCGCGTGGTCATCTGGGGAAAAACGGCGGAAGCGCTCGCGCAGTATCTCGCGAAGGGAAAACAGATCTACGTCGAAGGGCGAATCCAAACGCGCGAGTGGACGGACAAAGACGGCGGAAAGAAGCACACGACGGAGATTCGCGCGGATCGCGTCGTGCTGCTCGGCGGCGGCAGCGGCGGGACCGGAAAGCGAAGCGACGAGGCAAGTGAGTACGACGACGCAGGCGACGCGCATGATGCGCCTGTTGGCCAAGCAAGCGAAGACGACATCCCATTCTGACGGAGGCGAGGCGATGACTGGAGTGATTCGACGGTTGATGACGCTCAAAGGGTACGGGTTCATCAAACCCGATGACAGCGAAGTGGAAATGTTCTTCCACTTCTCGGCGCTGCGTGACGCGAAGTTCGACACGCTGCAGGAGGGATTCCGCGTCGAGTTCGAGGCGGGATCTGGCGAACGCGGACCGCGCGCGGAGAACATCCGGGTGATCCGAAAATGATGACACTGGGCGTCGTCGTGGCGTCGATCGCGGTCGCCGTTGCGTCGCTGGCCTTGGGGAAGTATCTGCGCAGTCGGGATCGACGCGACAAATGGATGGAGCGCGACCGGTGCCGGTCGAGGCTCAGCGCGCGGCATGGCGAGCGGTACGGCTGTCTCGTCGTAAAGTACGACCAGGAACTCGCAGCGCGAATGGCGATGGAGGCGCGCAAGCGAACTCCGTCAGGACGTCCCTACGGACGGCCAACAGCGCAGCGAAGCGTGACGCACTTGAAGATCGCGAAGGATTAACCGGTTAATGGACGGAGGCAGCGCCAGTGGACATGGTCAAGGTCGAGTCATCCAATGTCGCTGAGTTGGGACACGACGCGGAGCGCAACATACTCCGCGTCGTCTTCCGCGGCGGCGGCATCTACGAATACGCGAACGTGGACGCGGAGAAGTTCACCGCGCTGATGTCGTCGGAGAGCAAGGGCCGGTTCATCCATCAAGAACTCGTGAAGCAGTTCGAGCGTCATCCCGCGGCGAAGATCGAACCTGAGGTCATCGCGGACGGCGACGAACCGAAGGCTGGCCAGCCATGATGAACGGACTGAAGAAAAAGCTGACCGGATTCGCAGGACTCATCGTGAGCGGGTGGCCGTCACCGGTCGAGGCGGAATCGATAGGCGCATCCGCTGACGGAGGCTTTTGGTCTACTAGCCCGCTCCTGTCGGCGATGAATGAATCAGACTCTCCATGGGTGGTCTATACTTCCGGCCACGAAGGCATGCCAACGTTCCATGGCTCAGGAGCGCTCACGCCGACATCGAACGCGCCTCACCTGACGCTAGAGGCGCAGCCGATCGTGCCGCCGCCACCGCCGAAAGATCCGGATGTCGTTCCGTTCATCGGCCATCGACGGTCATTCAGGATGGGCGATGACTAAGACGCACGAGGAGATCCAGAAGGAATCCGTGGCGGCGCGGTTGGCGTACTGGTTCGGCTGGTGGTGCAAGGCGTGGGAGCGCGGAGATAGGAACTCCGCCATCGATTACTTGGGCAGGATGCGGGCATTGGTTGGTAATGATTTGGCGGATGCGATGGTCTCGGAATACCACCAGTGGCGCGCGGCCGGGATTCCCGCGGACGCGATTGCGCCGACAGCGGAGTGGGCGATGCAGAGGATGCATGGCAGTCTACCGATCGCGTATCAGCCGAGAAGTGACGCGGCGAAGACAGCGGCATCGCTCAACTCAAAGCTCAAGGCGTCGATCGAAGTCGCTGACGGGTTGTCGCCGAAGTTGAATGACATCGCCGAGTCGATGAAGAAGATGGGCGACTTAGCCGCAACATCGGGGAACGCGATTACTGGAATGGTCGTTCCGTTACAAGGCATCAAGGTTCCGGACCGTCGCGTCAAGCGCGCATCTCGGAAGTCGTCGCAGCGACCGGACTCAGCGCGCAGTCCGAAGGTTCTGGAACGTCCAGGTCGCCGATCGATCGTTCTAGGCGAGTTGAAGGTCAACAGGAGGGAGAAGGCATGACGAATCTGATGACGAACGGGTGGAGGCATCCAGCGCATGGCGTCTCATTCGAGGCACTGATGGATGGCTTGGCTCAGGAGAAATCCGCGGGCAACGTCTCCGTCCAGATGGACGGACCGCTGGCGTTGTTCCGCTACACAGACCAGTGCGCCTACGATCGCGCGTGGACGATGTATTCGAAGATCGCGCGTGGCCTGATCGTGGACACCGCGGAGCAGAGAATCGTCGCGACGCCGTTTCCGAAGTTCTTCAACTACGGCGAAGGTGAAGGCAAGGGACAGGCGATGCCGTCGCTGCCGGACGAGCCATTCGACGTGACCGAGAAGATGGATGGGTCACTCGGCATCGTCTTCTTCCACGACGGTCGGTGGCGCGTCGCCACGCGCGGCAGCTTCAAGTCGGCACAGGCGGAGTGGGCTCAGGCGTATCTGCGCGCGAACGTCGTCCAGTCGTTCTTGACGAAGGGTCACACGTATCTCGTGGAGATCATCTACCGCGAGAACCGGATCGTCATTCCCTACGCGAACGAGCGTCTGGTGCTGCTGTCGGCGTACGACTCGGAAGGGTTCGAGTACGACCGGAGGGAACTGGAGACCATCTCGCGGTTCACGAACTTGGAACTGGTTCAGAGCGTGACCGGTTCGCGCATCGAAGACTTGCTGGCCGTCGCCAAGACACTCGAATCGAACCGCGAAGGGTTCGTGGTCCGCTTCGCATCCGGACGACGGATCAAGATAAAGGGCGATGAGTACTGCCGCGTCCACAAGCTCATCTCCGGCGTCACGCCGCTGGCGGTTTGGGAGTTGATGATGGTCTCTGGAGACAAGGCCATCGCAGCCTACGCCAACGAGTTGCCGGAGGAGTTCAAGACCGACATCGAGACGATCGCGCGGATCATGAGCGAGCGGTTCGAAGCATTCGTGCACGGCGTGGTCTCTGCGGCATTTGCCGTTCGCGGGATGAGCGACAAGGATCTTGGCCTGGTCATCCACGGCAAGGCGGAGGCGTCGTCGGCGGAGATCGCGAGCATTCCGAAGGAGCAACTCATGTGGGTATTCGCGGAGCGCAAGAGTCAGCTGAGCGTGAACGCGCGGAAGACGGGACATCCGCTGCGTCGGAAGGTGTTCGAGCAGTTCCGCCCGACCGCGAACTATCTGGCCGGGTATGCGCCATCGACGGCGATCAACCGATTCAATCAGGAGCAGAGCGCGTGAAACTCATCGTCATGAAAGGCTTGCCGGCCAGCGGGAAGTCCACGCTGGCGCAAGCCATCATCGAGAACTCGGGCAATACCGTTCGCGTCAATCGGGATCTCTTGCGGACCATGCTCCACTTCGACAAGTGGACGCCGAAGAACGAGGAGTTGACGATCCGGGCGGCGACCGCGCTGGTTCGATCGCTGACGGGTTACGCGAACATCATCGTGGATGATACGAATCTCGATCCGCGGACGATCGATCGGTGGAAGGGATTGGCCAAGGAGTTTGACTACGTGTTCGAGGTTCGCGATCTGACGAACGTTTCGAGTACGGAATGCGTGGCGCGCGACAGCTTACGCGCCTACCTCGGCCAGCGGAGCGTCGGCAAGTCAGTGATCCGGAACATGGCGCTGCGCTATGGTTTCGACAAGTTCGAACCGGACAGCGTCGTGATTTGCGATCTCGACGGGACGTTGTGCGACATCGAGCACCGGTTGCATTACGTCAAGGGTCCGGTCAAGCAGTGGCGGAACTTCTTCGAAGCGTTGGAGCGGGACAGCGTTCGCGCCGACGTCCGGACGAGGCTTGACGAATTCGCGTTGAATGGCAAGACGATCATCCTCATGTCCGGACGTCCGGATCGCTACGCTTCGGCGACGAGAGACTGGCTTCACAGGCACGGCATCCACGACTACTGGACGCTCATCATGCGGCGGGACGGCGACCATCGACCGGACGATGTCGTCAAGGCGGAGCTTCTGGAGAAGCACTTCAGGGATCTCTCGGTCATCCACGAAGTCATTGACGATCGCCCGTCCGTTATCCGGATGTGGCGCGGGAAGGGATTGAAGGTGCATGATGTCGGCGCAGGCGTCGAGTTCTGAGACGTGTCCGTTGTGCGAGCGCGAAGGCGTCAAGCTAACGCGCCATCACGTCAAGTTGAAACGTCGTGACCGGAAGGCGGTGTTGAAGATCTGCAACGAATGTCAGCAGCTGATCCACGGTCTGTATACCGGGACGGCGTTGGCGCGGCGGAAGGATCTTCATACCATCGACGGGCTGAAGGCTGACCCCGCGATCCGGAACGGTCTCATCTTCATCCGGAAGTTGAAGCCGGGCGATACGATGCGCATGCGGCAGCGGCGGCGCGACGGCGTGGTCTTGACGATGCATCTCATAGACGCGCCAACGTTTGGGGGAGAAGGGAAATGAGTATTCAAATCACAGCGGCGCGCGATCCGATCGAGCGAGTGATCAAGTATCGTTTCGATGGCCGAGAGTTCGAGAGTCTGAAGCAGATCAAGCAGCACATCGAGAATGAGATCTGGAAGATCATCGACGTGACGCCGAACCGTCTGAGGCGCGCGGATGCGCTGGCGGTCCACGCGGCCATCGTGACTCATCGATGGACGCTTGGGCGGATGCTGGCGGCGATCGACATCGTGAGGCGGATGGAGACCGCGGAGCGAGAGGATTCATAATGACCAGCGAGATGTTTGCGAAGCGGTTGGAAGCGATGGAGAAAGTGCTGGACGAGCGCGCGTCCAATCTTGCAGAGGCGACGAAGGAGGAGCAAGCGCTTGCCCGCGACGAGAGAACGTTGGGGTACGCGGTAGCGCAGAGCGCGGTCGATCATATCATCAATCTGATTCGCGCAGCGCGCGCATCATTACTGGATGACAAGTGCCAGTTCCGGAAGGAAGGGAACCCGGATGCGCCGCCGTGCGGTGCGTCGGCGCTGACGGTCGTTGGGAAGCTCTCGCTGTGCCAGGAACATCTCATCGGTATCTGCCATCAGGCAGGCGTTCAAGCGGCCATTGACGAAGTGCGCAAGTACGGTCTCTCGTTGGCGAGCCTCTACAAGATGGTCTCGCCGGATCACGCAACGTACGCGTCCGGTCGGGCGCGCGTCGAAGCCATCGCCGGGTTGACGGTGGCGCTTCAAAAGAGGTTTGGTCATGGCAAACGTATCACTCAGAACTGAACTCACCAAGAGCACGGTGGCGCGGATCGCCGGGAACATCGCGTCTGGTTTGGTCCGGAGCGATTTCGCGCGGAACGCGTCAGAATCAGACGCGGAGTCCTACGTGGCGCGACGGAGCGTGAGTCTCGCTCGACAGATCTGCGTTCAGGTCGAAGCCACGGAACCGCGCGAGTTCGCTGATTACACGCCGAAGGATGACGCCGTGACGTGCTCTCTGTGCCGTGAGTCGAGGAACCTTGTCACGAGGATCGGCGGCTGGTATTTCTGCGCGCCGTGCGCGCCTGTTGCGTCCGATTACTTCGCGTGGGCAGTCGAGACGATGCGCGAGCGATTGCATCAGATCAAGGTCGCGTATCCGCAAGAGGAGTCGCTGCCGATTCTTCTCAGGCTTGTCGGGCGGAAGCCGAGTGCGGAGACCTACGGAGGATACAAGTCATGAAGGTCATCTGTCCATCCTGTCGAGAAGTCTTCGAGCTTGACGGGAAGACGGTGATGATTGCGGACGGCGACCAGGACAACATCGGATCGGTCTTCGCCATCACGATCACATGCTCGATCTGCTCGACGGAGCACAAGATACCGATGGATGGTTTCGGAGATCCGTCATGATCGAGACGCCACTCACGCCAGAGCAAGTCGAGGCGGAGCTTCGGCGCGTGCGCCAGCATTCGGGCACGGTCGGCGCGCATGCCGCGGCGCTGGCGATTGCGCAGAGTCACGTGTTGCTCAGCGAAATGAATGCTGAGTTAGTCAAGAGACTCAAGAACAACGGATGGCGGCGGATCGAGGAGCTTGGCGCGACGCACGCGGATCGCCACCGCGCGCCACGCGTCATCATCCGTTTGTTCCGAGTCGTCTACAGCCAGGTCTACTACATTGCCGCGGAAGGCGAGTGGACGCCGAACGGGTGGAAGCACTTCGGCGGCGTCACCGACATCTACAGCGTCGAGTGGTATCAACCGCTCCAGCCTACGGAGCTAACATGAAGGCACTGCTTCGACTCGCGCCGCATCCCAATTCGTTACTGCGCGGGTATCATGAAGTGGAGTTGTGGGTCGATAGACGGATGGTGGCCAGCATATCCGTGGTGGACGGTCCCCATCCCAGCATCCTAGTGGTCTCGAAAACGAAAGGCAAAGTGAGAGCCGACATCTCGACGGCGATGGGCTACCCGTGTTCGGTCTCGTCCAACGCCGTCACCGTGACGATCCTTCCGGAAGGAGAGCGCTCATGATCCTTGATCCGCAGTCGGAGGAGCAGATCCAAGAACGGCTACAGGAAGTGCGCCGATGGCGGCGCGAGATGCAGGAGCGGAACGGAGCGAAGATGGAGAGTAACTATGAGATCGTTTGGATGCTCGTCATTGCGGCGCTTGGCGCGGCGGTGGTGGTCTTCACCATCAGCTGGCTGGGCGCGCCATCACGCGCCGCCAGGCGAGAGCGCGAGAAGCAGCGCATCATCGAGTGCCGAGAAGTCGGAGGCATTCCCATCCTGTCCGACGATGAACGCCGAATGGAGCGGTGCGACCGATGAGCGCGCGAGACCGGAAGCGCAGGCAGCGCGAGACGGAGGAGCATCGGAGAGAACGTCTCCTGGGCGAGCAGCTGCTGGCGTGGATGCGGAATCCCGCCGCGCGAGAAGTCCGCGTGTATCAACCGAATGGCGGGCCGGTGTGTGCCCGCGTCTTTCTCTGGAGTGATCCGAAGGAGTGCGGCTGAAATGGGCGGGATGGTAATACATTCAAGAATCCGAGTCGAACTGTCGGCGCACGAAGTGAATGAGATCTTCCGGAAGTGTCTCGCCGATCTCAAGGGTGGCCGGTGGGTTGAAGGCGGGAAGCTCAGGGAAGAGCATGCGACATCTCATCGTTTCGATGCGACGATTGGGGACAAGACGCATCCGGACTTCGCGCTCGTGAAGACGATCCAGGAGCTTGAGAAGATTCTGAAGGAGAAGCGGATCATCCCATGAGTGCGAAGGTTCGGAAGGTAACAGCGCGTGACCTGATCGGCCGGAAGATCGTGGGTGTGACCTTTGAATCAGTGACATCGAGTGCGCCGGGAACGCCGGAGGAGCGCGCATTTGGATCCATGACGCTGGACAACGGACGCGAAGTCTGGTTCAGGACGATTGAGTTGGAGGGTGCGAGCGACTACGGGATCGATGCCCTGACCGAGACGCGGGAACCTAGAACCCGGCCGGAGACCGGGCCACCCGAACCCGGCGACCGGCGACCGGGCCGGACCCCCACCCGACCGGCTAGGCGGGCGCAGGGCCATTTCCGGGGTCTAGAGACCCGGCCGGACCCGGGAACCCACCCCGTAGGGGCGGAGAACCGGCCGGATGGGGCCTTCCGGGGGTTCCGAGACACCCGGAACCCCGGAACCCGGCCGGGAAACCGCTAGCGGGACGGGGTGACCCGATAGACCGGGAACGAGGAGCAGCTGATGACGGTCGTTTACGAGAAGGGCAAGTCAGGCGGTCCGGAGAAAGAACCGGGCAAATGCGGCGCGAAGATCCGGAAGTCGGACCCGCCACGCTACTGCCGCGGCGTGCCCGTCCAAGGCAAGACGCGCTGCCGCTTCCACGGCGGGAAGTCGCTGGCCGGCATCGACCATCCGCGCTTCAAGCATGGGGAGTACTCGCGCTACATGTCGCTGCCGCCGAAGCTCCGGCAGAAGTATGAACGCGCGCTCAGCGATCCGAAGCTCCTCGATGCGCGTCCGGAAGTGGCGATGATGGACGCGCTGACCAGCGAGGCGTTGAGTGAGATCGATCTCGGCGCATCGGCGGAGTGGATGTCGAAGCTGAAAGAGGCGTGGGCGGAATACGAAGTAGCGAAGGCGTCTGGCGGGACGCCCACCAAGCGGATGTCCGCGCTGGCGAAGGTCGGGACGCTCATCACTTCGACGCGCGACCAGTCCGCGGCGCGCGAGGAGGCGGCGAGGCTCATCGAGCGTCGGGACCGGATCGCTTCGAACCACGTCAAGCGGATGCGCGATTCAGAACTGGTCATCCCGATCATGACGGTCGCGGTGTTGCTCTCGGGCGTACGGAACCTCATATGGCGGTATTTCGAAAACGATGAACAGAAGCTCAATCAGTTCAAAGACGATTTCGAAAGGTACATTGGTCCGCGACTTCTGCAGGAGTCTCGCGCCCACGACATCGACGCCGAACGGGACGCCGGTGAGTCCAGTGGGAACGGAGACGATCCAGATCGCGACTGACGCGGACCTGAAGCAGTACCTCTGGCAGACCTTTGGGGCGCGCATCCCAGACAAGCGGGTGTGCGCGCATCACCAAGCGCCGTTCGAGGCGTTCCGCGCAGCGTTCTTCGCCACGCATCCGGTCATCGTTATCAAGGCGAGTCGCGGTCTCGGTGGAAAGTCCTACATGTTCGCATTGCTGGCGACCGCCAAGGCGGCAGTCCTCAACGCGGATGCCTGCATACTCGGCGGCAGCGGTGGTCAGTCGCAGCGCGTCCTGAAAGCGATGACCGACTTCTGGGCTGCGCCGAATGCGCCGCTTCATCTCTTGGACTCCGAACCGGGCAAGCACAAGACGGTATTCAAGAAGGGCTGCGAGATCGAAGCGCTCACCGCGTCGCAGCGGTCGGTCCGCGGTCCGCATCCGCAGCAGTTGATCTGTGACGAAGTCGATGAGATGGACATCAAGATCTTCGACGCGGCGATGGGGCAGACGCTGGCCAAAGACGGCATCCCGGCGCAGACCACGATTGGGAGCACGCACCAGAACCCGAACGGGACGATGACGGAAGTGTTGAAGCGAGCCGGAGAGCGCGGATGGCCGGTGTTCAGCTGGTGCTATCGCGAGACGATCCAGCCGCACGGATGGTTGCTGCCGTCGGAAGTCGAGCGTAAGCGCGGCGAGATGACCAAGGTCATGTTCGAGACGGAAGTGGAACTGAGTGAGCCGTCGAGTGAAGACCTGGCCATCGACCGGGACGCGGTCAATGCGATGTTCGATGCGTCGGCGGAGATCGATGCGAAGGATGGGCAACTCTACATCTTCGAAGACTATGATGCAGGCGGGAAGTACGCGCTGGGCGGCGACTGGGCGAGGCGCACGCACTTCTCGGTGCAGGCGATCCTGCGCTACGACAAGCTGCCGGCCAAGCTGGTGGCGTTCAGGCGGTCGCGTCGTCGTCCATGGCCGCAGCTGATCGGGTTCTACGATGAGATGGCGGAGATGTATCACGTCAAGCACGCCTGTCATGACTCGACCGGGATCGGCGACGTCGTATCCGACTACCTGAAGACGACGGCGGAAGGCGTGCAGATGGTTGGATTGGAACGCGCGCGGTTGTTCTCGGATTACATCCTGGGCATCGAGAGTCATCAGCTGGCTGCGCCGAAGGTGACCCAGGCCTACGATGCGCACAAGTGGTTGAAGCGCGCAGACTTGATTGGCGAAGGGCATCCACCGGACGAGTTCGTGGCGATGGCGATGGCGTATCGCGCGGCGAAGCTCGTGCCAAAGAAGCGCTACACGAGCGCGACATGGGGCAGAGGGAGAACCAAGTGAACGAAGGCCAAATTAACTGGGCGCTGCATTGTGGTGATGCCAGCGCCGTGCTCGGGACGCTACCCGAGCAGTCCGTGCATTGCATCGTGACCAGCCCGCCGTACTGGGGCCTGCGGGACTACGGACACACCGACCAGATCGGCCTTGAGCCGTCGCGGGATGCCTTCGTCGCGGCGCTCGTGGGCGTGTTCTCCGAAGCGCGGCGCGTATTGCGTGATGACGGCGTGATGTTTCTTAACTTGGGCGATTCTTACGCTGATAAACAACTCATCGGCATACCGTGGCGCGTGGCCTTCGCGCTGCAAGCGGACGGCTGGTACCTACGCTCCGATGTGATTTGGGCGAAACCAAATCCGATGCCGGAGTCCGTCACAGACCGGCCGACGAAGGCGCATGAATACGTGTTCTTGCTCACGAAATCGCCTCGCTACTGGTATGACGCCGACGCGATTGCGGAACGTGGAGCAGGACGAGAGATGTTCGGGAACACCGGCCCGAAACAAGCCATCAATACCGACCGTCAAGATGGCGGTCAGCGCAATATGACCATTACGGAATTTCGGAACGCGCGCACGGTCTGGCAAATCGCCACAGAAGCCAGCCCGTATGAGCACTTCGCCGTTATGCCCAAGGCGCTCGCGCGCCGCTGCATCCTAGCGGGCTGCCCGCGCGACGGCACCGTACTTGATCCGTTCGCAGGAGTTTGCACCGCTGGCGTAGTAGCGCTTGAGAGAGGTCGTTCGTTCGTTGGCGTTGAACTGAGTCAAAAGTATCACGCGATGGGACGCGAGCGGTTGGCTGACGTCGCGCCGCTGCTGGCGACGGAGATGAGAACCAAGTGAACGCACTCATCGTATCCGGCGACCGTCACTGGACGAATTGGCAGCGCGTGGTTGAAGTCCTGTCGCAGTATCCGCCGTCACTCCTCGTCCACGGCGATGCGGACGGGTTGGATCGGATCGCGCGAGATGTCGCGCGGGCATTGGGGTGGCCAGAGCCGGAGGCGCATCCAGCGGACTGGAAGAAGTTCGGTAGGGCTGCAGGACCGAAGCGGAATCAGGCGATGCTCGATGCTCATCGTGATGCGCGGGCGCTCATCGCGTTCCACGATGACTTGTCGAAGTCGAAAGGGACGCGCGACATGATCCTGCGCGCGAAGAAGATGGGGATACGGGTGCGTCGAATCAAGACGGTTGGCGAAGACCAGGCTGGCGAGTTGGACTACGCCAAGCGCGTTCGCGCCTAACGTCATGACCGGTAGACTTCTCTCTGGGGAAATGGAGGCGCGGTCGATGCAGACGTTCTACGTGTCATTCTCAGGTGGCGGTCGGTTTCTCGGCGCAGTCGTCGCGGACGCTGAGGACATCACCACGCTGTTGTCGGTCCTGACGGCGCACGGGTGTAATCCAGGCGGCGAGATGGCGGCATGGGACATCACTGGCGGCGCATGTCCGTATCCGAAGCTGACGTTGATGTCGAAGGCAGACATGGAGCGCATCGACGGAGAACCCGGTTGGTATCTCGGCGACATGACGCCAGCGGAGCGCGAGAAGGTGATGGACCGGTTGGTCGGGATCGCGTGCGAGTCCTGCAACGATCCGGCGAAGAACTGAGGAGCGAACGATGGGCGTTCACGTGAAAGGCTTGTCGGATATGCCGCGTGGCGAGCACTGGGCCATCCTGACGTTCAGGACGATCCTCGTGCCCGGCGATCGGCGGAGCATCGAAGCGCCAGGCCACGGCTATCCTGAGCACGAAGAACCGGCGATGGACTACGAAGTGTTCAGCAGCGAAGCGGAGTTCATGGACGCCATGCGGAAGTTCGAGCGGTCGCCCAGCGACTACTACCGCATGCGAACCGTCGGCATCCACGTGGTGGATACGTATCGCGCTGAGACGCGGTTCGTCGCTGATGTCGTCAAGGAAGCTCCTGGTGACTTCAGAACTTGAGTGGTTCCGCGCGCTGGCCAGAGACTTGGGCGTCTACGGCATCGAGGTTCCCGGCGTCCAGGCCAGTACGCTCAAGGAGGCATCGGAGATTTGGGAGGCGCGACTACGCGGAGCGGTCGCCAATGCCTTCGCCTACACGCGGCGGATGCGGCGTCGCGTCATAATCGGGATTGCGGATGATGGGAGTCAGCATCTCTACCGGCGACTCCGGAAGGCGAAGCAGCGGTGCGCGCTCGTGCTCATCGTGCCATACATCGCACCCGTAGAGGTTCCGTTCGTGCATCGCGATTCGGCGGAGTACTCGTCACCGTTCTTGCGGAGGTCATCGTCATGAAGGATCCAGCCGAGACCTGGGCGCGCGTCATCGAGGCGCGACCGTCCAAGCATCTCCCGAAGACGCCATCGGGGTTCCGGCGTGAGTTGATGGAAGCGTATCCCGGTGGGCGCTACTTGGAGATTGGGACGCGGCGCGGGCACTCGCTCGCAGCGCGCATGCTCCACGCAGGCGGCGAAGCGGTGTCGATCGATCTCTACATTCCGAACTACGCTGACGAGCCGAACCTTGGCGCGGAGGATGTGCGCGCGTTCCTCAACCAGCTAGGCGTGGATTCGAATGTGGCGTTGGCGACCGGCGAAAGCCGCTTGTTCTTGCCTTTGCTGAGCGATCAAACCTTCGACGTGATTCTGGTTGATGGCGACCATACGCCTGAGGGCGCGTTGGATGACTTACGCAACGCTTTCCGCCTACTCGCGCCGAGTGGGATGTTGTTCTTCGATGACGCTGACGAGACGTTGATGCCCGTTCTGAGAGAAGCGGTCGAGAGGTTCATGATCCACGGCGTCACGGACGAGCATCCCGCAGCGGACGGCGCAGAGCCGTGGGCGCGTGTCATGAAGTTCGGCTGGTGAGTCATGAAGAGGCTTCGCTTTCGAGGCGCTGAGTACATACTCGTCAACGAGAACGATAACGATGTTGAGGGCGCGATTGCGACGATCGCGGAGTACGAGAGCTTTGCGTTGAACCAGTTCCATCTCGAACCGAACGGCGACATCATGTCGTTCCATCAAGTGGTGGGGCATCGGTCCGAGATCGAGTGGTTGACGCCAGACTACGAGGAGACGGGCGATGGGCTGGGATGCGTACGCTGTTCGAAGCGGTGAGGAGTGGCGGCAGGCGAATGCTCACGGAGACTTCGCGGTTGCGGCGGCTATTGTCGAAGCGCAAGCCGGAGCCGGAGCGGTCGATGGGCTGCTCCGCTACGGAGCGTTGGACTGTAGCGTCTGCGCGGAAGCGCTGCAACGCGCGACCGGTCGAGATCCATGGGGCGAGGATTGGTCGCCGGAGACAGTGAAGGCGTTGGCCGAGACCGCCTCGTGGGAGTTCGAGACGACGAAGGAGTTAGAGTGGGCTAAGGCGTCAGCGAAAGCGTTCTTGGAGACCGCGGCGGCGCTTGGTCTCGGCGTGAAGTTCAGTTGGTGATTCCATGCTAAGCGACCACTCGGAGACGTGTCGGCGTCACAACGAAGAAGAAGGCTGGAGTCAGTACCGCTACCAATGCGTCTGCGAGCGTCGTCCATCGTCCGCGCTCTGGTGCGAGGTTTGCGACCTGCCGTGGTATAAGCGTTACGACGGGCATTGGGATGGGCAGCTATGCCATCCAGACAATGTCCGAGATCCGAAGGCGTTCACAACGGAAATCCATATGGATTCAGGCGAGACGATTATCAGATGCGATGCGTGCCTTGCGCGGTGGGTGTCGCCTCTCGGCGACGGGAAGCTGCAGCATCCCGACAACGATTGTCCGTTGAGGCTCAAGTTCCGACTTGAGTTCCGGACGCCGCAGAGCGAGAACGAACAGCTACTGCTTCGCCAGTTCAGCGATGCGCTGACGGGCGGATGCGCTTCGACGTGGGACGAAGTGCTGCGCGCTGCTCAGAGTCTCAATGAAGAGCTTAGCATCGAGCGGAAGCTGCGATGGGAAGGCGAGGCGTCCGCCAAGCGCGCGATCGATAAGCTCATCGCCGAGAAGAAGCAGGCTCAGGATGAGGCAGCGCGAGCGCGTTATGGTCTGTCGAGGGAAGACTTGGAAGGCGGCGGAACGAAGAGCGAGCAGACCGAGGCGGCGCGCGAGTTGACGCGCGAGCAGTTCGATCTGATGCGGAGTATGGATAAGCCCACAGCGTGGGTGCACGGTTCGTATCTGTCGGTGTGGGAGTCTCACGAAGCGCTCGCGCAGTCGGCGAGGCGGGTCACGCAGGAGCTTGTCGTTGAGCGGAGTCGCGTGAAGTGGTTGAAAGACAGCTTGCGCGAACGCGCCGATCGATCGGAGCGAAGGGTGGCTGAGTTCAGGAAGTTCGTGGAGTCGCTGCTGCATTTGAATCTCCGAGAGGCGGAGGAGATCCGATGCTACCTCAACGAGATGCCGAAGGATGGAGGCAACGCCGATGGAAATTCCTGAGACGCTAATCGAGATGTGCAGAAAGCATCAGGCGTTATTCGTCCGGCAAGTCGGCGTGCCTGAGGATGGTCCATGGAGAGCGCTGCTCATCATGGCCCATATAGCGTTGCTCCAAGCAGCCACGGCTGACGAGACGTTCTACGCGAGACTCGGCGGAGACATTCACCGCATACGGGAGATCGGGTGTCTCGCCTGCTTCAAGCCAGATGCCTTTGGCGAGATCGTGGAGGCCGGGAAGGAAGACTTTGCCACGATGGGGGAGAAGTCACCGGGAGGCGGCGCGATCAAGCGACTCGGCGAGTCGTATCTGGCGAAGCAGAAGGCGCATCTGACGAAGTCGGAGGAGACGTAGATGGCGCATCACTGCCACGCGACGAACTGCTCACGCGACGTTCCGCCGTCGATGTTCATGTGCAAGGCGCATTGGTTCAGCTTGCCGAAGGCGATGCAGCGGAAGATCTGGGCGACCTATCGGCGCGGTCAGGAAGACGACAAGCAACCGAGTCGCGCATACTGTCTCGCTGCAATCGAGGCAGTGACGTTCATCGCGGAGAAGGAAGGCGTGACGCCGAACGTTCGACTGTATGAAGCGTTCATGCCCGACGAGGAGGCTCAAGGTGCTGACTGAAAGGGAATACCTACTCATCTCGGTGATGGAGGAGTGCGACGAAGTGTCGCATCGGATCTCCAAGGCGCTGCGCTTCGGACTCGATGAGATTCAGGAAGGGCAGGAGCTTACGAACTTCGAGCGCATCCAAGGCGAGGTAGCGGACTTACTGGCCGTTCTGGGGATGGCCGGAATCAAAGCGGACGTCGGCAAAGCGCTCGCGAATATCGAGGCGAAGCAGAAGAAGATCTGCAAGTACATGGGATACGCACGCCTGCGCGGAACGCTCGAACCGTTCCAGACGAAGGATGGAGCGCCATTGGCTGGAGGAGTCTTCGATGTCTGAGCCTGCGAAGATCAACGTGACGTCAACGACGCTTGAGCGTCATCACGAGCAGTGTCCGTGGAATCGAGCGGACCCGGAGCGGAAGCGTAGCGTGTGCGGATGCCCACCGGGGTGGCCGAAGCTGACGCCGATCAAGGCGTTCGACATCGAAGCGCTCCAGCGCGCGACCGCGGGTACCGCGCAGACGCTCGACGTCCAGGCGATGCGCGCGAATCTTCACGCGACGTTCAACGGCGGTTACGAATCCAAGGATACGTTGCGCGCGTTCCATCACGGAATGGATACGGTCTGCAACGTGCTCATCGATTGGCTGAATGGCGGCACCGGAGAAGGCGTGCTGCCGCTGCGCATCGAGATGAGGCCGCTGGAGGTCCAGCAGACGAACGAAGGTCTAGCGGAGTCAATTCGTGACGCGGCGAAGTGGTATGAGGGATCGATGATGTGCGGAGCGCAGAACCCGTACCGGAGCGAGCGTATGGCCTGTCATTTGCCGGTCGGGCACGATGGATGCCACGAGTCGAAATCAGCGGACGGCGATCATATGTGGCATGATCTGACGATCGATCGAGCGATCCATCTCGCAGAGCTATGGGGCCAAGGCAAGATGGTCGGTGGCGACCAGGACGAAGTCATCGCAGCGCTCTTGAAGGAAGTCAAACGGTTGCGCGGAGAGAAGACTCAGGCGTCGAGCGCAGCAACGTTCCCGCCGATGCCAAAGCTGGTCGAGCTTTGGCGCAATGAGGCGAACGATTACGACGCTGCAGCGCGAGAAGGGAGATCATTTCGAATCGCGATGGCGTGCGGCGCGCGTGCGCTCGCTCTGAAAAGTTGCGCCGATGCGCTGGAGAAGTGGCTTGATGGAACAGAGACGGCGAGACCGCCGTGCTCATGCT